GTCAGCGGGCGCTCCCAGTCGGGTAGTTGCAGGCCATGCTCGACGTACCAGTCACGGGCCAGCGTCCAGCAGTCGGTAATGCCCCATGCCCATTCGCGGCCGACTAGGGGTGCCTTGTAGCCGGATGGTTCGCAGCCGCCCCACACCTCGGTTTTGGGGTTGACGATATGCCACGGTAGGCCGCTGTTTTCGCAGGCCACCAGATCAGGGCCGCTGGGTTGTGGCGGGGTGACCGGATGGCTATGGACCACCGCGATGATTTCGCCGGCATCTTCGGCGGCTGCGTAGTCATCCGGGTTGAGGATGAACTGGTCTGCACCGGTGCAGAGGTTCTGGCACGGCCAGTAGCGTTCGCGGCCTTTGACCACCACCAGCAGCCCGCAGGCTTCGCGTGGATCCTCGGCCTTGGCGTGATCAAGTGCTGCGGTACGCCAGGTCATGAGGAATATGTGCCCACGCCGGGGAATGAGCCAAAGGGCAACGGGGCTGTTGAGCCAAAGCGGATTTGACAGCTGCTCAATCGTTTGCCGCAGACATCTTCTGGCGCGGTGGCGACGCTTTGATCGTTTTCGTTGTAGTAGGAAGTGCCGGTGTAGCTACACTCTGCAGACCTGTAGGCCCACTGGCAAATGTTGCTGATGCACTGGCGTCGGGGTGCACGTACCCCGATCAGATCGAACGCCGCTGCGAGTTCAAACTCCACCGCATCGCGGGTTTCGACTGACTTGCGGTCGATGTAGTAGACCTCGCGTGGAAACTCTGCTGTCGGGTCCGGGGTGCCGTAAGGGTTGACGCCACCGGGGAAATTCACAGCGTCGATGTACCGGGCTAGGGTGCGGATCCGGGACACCTTGGCACCTTCCAGGCCCTTTGGCAAGGTCAGCAAGATTGCGGTGATGGTGCCCATGATGTTGCTGCAGCGCAGGCGTGGACGAGGCAGGGAACCCTTGCCTTCATAAGCAAAACCGTCTGCCTCAATGGGAAAGCGGAGGTAGCTATTGCCGGCCCATACCAGCTCACCGTTGGCGTTCAGGTTGGTGCCAGCGTGGAAGCGGTAAATGTCGGCTACGCCGTGTTGCGGGACGTTCAACTCCAGCACGAATAGCTCGATAACGGCGCTGGGCGCGATTGCCTGAAGATCAGAAACGGGGACGGTCACGGCTCAAATACCTGCGTGAAGGTCGCGTCAATCTTGCTGCGATCAAAATCAAATAGCTCGCGCGTCCAGCTAGGGCAAATCCACTTGTAGCTGACGGCTTCACCTGGAGGGGTCCAAGTGAAAGAAGCGGCATCAGCAGCCCGAGCGTCTAGGAATGCTTCGATGACGTCGGCGTCATCGTCGGTGACGTTAAAAGACAGTCGCCATTCCTTGGGGTTTTGGTTGAGGCCGAAGGTGATGCGTTGTTGGTAGCCGTCGCCAAATTGCGTAGTACGAATCTTTGGCTCGCTGCTTTTGGTGGCCGAATACGTCGGTTTGTAGTTGGGAAAGGTAGCCATTACACCAGCAAGCCTCCAGGGCGTTTTTGTTTGATGAGTTCTTGCTGGACGGCGGCAGCAATGACGCGGCCCAGTTGGTTGCCCTGTTGGTCGTTGCCTTCTACTTTACTGCCGCTGGCATCGACGTTTACTACAACGCTGGTGCTGCCGCCGCTGCCCAGCTTGTCGTTGGGCACGATGGACCCGCTGCGGCCAGGCACGAACAGTTCAGGGCCACGCTCGCCCACCATGTAGGTTTGGCCGCTGGATACCGGGCCGCCTTTGGCGCGCTGTGGGATGCCATAGTTCGGGCCAAGTGTTCCAAACTTGCCAACCGTTCCGCCGCCTGCGCCAAGTGGCGTTGCTGGACTAAACGGCGTAAGGAATGCCTTGATGGCATTGATTGCCTGCTCAATGACAAAGATCCTGATTAGTTGATTGGCAATATCAAGAAGAACACCAGACGCAATTTGCTGCAGACTTTTTTCCCATCCTTGCGCGCCAGCAATCAAGGCATTAAAGGCTGATCCCAATCCTTCGCCCAGCGTATTGGCAACACCATCGGCAAGCCGCAGTTGATTTTGCACAGCTGCATTAAGTTCATATTGTTTTTCAATGGCTTTTTGCAGCGATGCAAGCCTGTCTTGGTCGTTTTGCTGTTGCAGTTTATTCAGTTCTCGCTGAACCTCGCGCTGATTGGCGACCAAGGCGACTTGGCCTTCAAAGATAATTGCCCTTTGAGCGTCTATGTCTTTTTCTTTTGCTAACTCTTGCGCATATTGGTATTGAATGTCCAGTTCACGCTGTGCGCCATTCAATCGCGCTGCCAGCATTTTGTCGCCAGCAATTTCTGCATTTGCAATTCTGTCCTGCATCTCCGATTTAAAACGCATAAATTGGCCCTCTGCCAACCTATCGCGGATGACATCTTTGACCCTTGCGGCTTCTTGGGCTGCTGCTTTTGCGGCGCGTTCTGCTTCGTTGGCTGCTTTGCTTGCTGCGCCACCGCGGCCACCACCTGCACCGCCACCGCCATTGCCGCCACCTACCATGTCGTCGACTTGCGTACCCATGGCATTGGGTGCCACGCGGGTGGGTAGCGCAGCTGTTCCGGCAGCACGTAACTCGCGTTCACGCAATACACCCAAGCGATCAGCCCTAGCGCCTGGTGACATGCCGCCAACAAGTGGCGCTAGAGGGCCAAGCATTCCCGTGGCAATTGTTCCGGCAGAGTTGAGCCGCTGGCGCTCTTTTTGTATGGCAGCAAGCGTGGATTGTGCAGCTTGTTTAGATTCAATCGGTGCGGCGCCTTGATAAATTGCCGCAGCCCCACCGGCCTGCCGCTCGCCACGCAACCTTGCAATTTCCAAGTTGGCTGCAATAACTTGCTGCAAGCCGCTAACCGCAAGATTGATGCCAACTGTAATGATACCAAATGCAGCCAGATTTTTAAGTACGCCAACTAATCCAGTGGCCTGCGTTTGCGCCGCCGCCATAGAACCTTGCAGATATCGCATATTCATACTCAAACCAGATGCTGCAGTGGCAGCAGTCGCCGCACCTGTTGCAGTGGCAGCAAACATTGCGGCAATGCCAAGCCGCAATGCAATAATGGCTTCAATGGCTTTTTTAAGTAGCAGCATTTGAGCCACTGCCTTTGCTGCCGCACCGGCTGCGTCCATTACAGGTTGCGGCACGGCATTCATTGCACCGGCAAAAGCATTTACGCCTTTGGTGACGTCTTGAATAACAATGACAAGTGTTGGCCCAAAGGCTTTGCCTAATGCTTCGCTAAGATTTTTGAATGCCGTGTCTAATGCCTTGAGTGTATTCTCAAGGCTGCCTTTCATGGTTTGAAAGTCAGCGTCTGTTTTACCAGATGCGTCGCCAATTTGCTCAAGAATTTTTTTGAAGTCTGCGCCATTTTTGGATGCAGCGGCAAATGCACCACGCATTGCTTCTTGGCTTCCAAGTAGACGCGCAGATGCTTCTTTGTCTTTTTCAATAGCTACAGCCAGTTCAGCCATTAAGCCTGTAAATCCTTTGGCTTGCAACCCGCTGTAGTTCCATTGAATGCCCAGTTGCGCGGCAGCCTCTTGGCTTTCCTTGGTAGGTTGTAGCAGTGTGTTCAGAGTTGCGCCAAGGCCGGTAAATGCAATTTCAGCCGTGGCGCCATTCTTGGTAGCAGCAGCAATAAATGTATTGACTTCATTAAGGCTGACACCAGCAAGCGCTGCAATAGATGCAACACGGCCTAACTGGCTAGTGTAGTCCGACCATTCTTGATTGCCAAGCTCTACCGCTTTAGAAATACTGTCAGTTACTTGTATGGCTTGGTTGCCAGACATTCCATAACTGTTCAAAGTCTTGACTAGAACTTCGGTTACAGCTTGCGTATCAGCCAGGCCGCCAACGGCAGCCTTGGTTGCAGCGCGCAGGATATTGACATTGCCTGCAGTATCACTAAAACCTGCGGATGCCGCTTGATACGAGGCTGCCGCTAATTCAGCTTTGCTTGCGACACCGCCTAGCTCAGCACTTAGCTTTGAAAGAGCTGGACTGATCTTGCCTACATCAACGCCGACAGTGCTTAGACGCCGCAGATTGGTATCTAATTCTTTAACATCTGCAATGACCTTTGTCAGCGCAAAGCCAGCGCCCAAGGCGCCCAAAGCGGACTGCAGCGCACCAAATGCCTTCTCCGTCGCGCTTGCCTGCGACTGTACCTCGCGCAGTTTGCTAACAGCATTGCGGCTGTCAACGTTAATGGCAACATTAGCGACGACAGACACAGCGCAACCCTACCGCCTTTGCTTCATTCTACGCTCCTGCTCCTCGTTTTGAAGCTCAAAGTAGCTGCTCCAAATCAGCAGCTCCTCTAGCGTCACCTCTTGATTGAGCCTGGCCAAGCTATAGCCAAGCTCCTTTGCAACGCCAAGCTGTAGCAGTAGCAGATTGTCTTTACTTAGCTCCTTCTTTAATGCTTTTCATGTCCAGCTGTTCTGCGTCCTCTGGGTTGGTGATGATCGCCAACATCATGCCTTGCAGGTCAGCATCTAGCACCTCTTCCTTGAGTTCGGCAATTTCGCCAGCTGCAAACAAGCGCTTGCCGGTGTCGTCCACGGCCTTCGTAACTAGCAAGTTCAATGCAAAGCCATTGGTGTCATCGCCGCCAGGCATTTTTTGTGCGCGCTCACGCTCGGCCATCGTGAGTGGCGCAGCGTAAAACTCAAACACACTGCCATCTGTTAGCGTTACAACCCGCTTGGTTGGCGTCAGGTTGGCTGCTTTTTTGAGGCGTGCAAGCGCGGATCCCATAAAAGTTGATGAGTTAGGTGTACTCTAAACACAAAAAAGCCCCAGCGCAAGCCGGGGCGATTTTGCTATCAGGCACTGGTGCTGAAGTCAAACGTCGGCACGCCAGCCGGACGGAAGGCGATCTCCACCTGCTGGGCATCGTCAGGGTTGACGTTCAGGCTGGCCGAGGTCAGCACTGCATCCATGGCGATACTGCGGCTCAGCGCCTCAGTCCCCTGCTTGTCGGTGTACAGCTTGAACGCGCAACCTACCTGCTGACGCTGCAGCACGTCTTCCACCATGCGGTTAGACAGTGCAGCGTCTTCGTTGGTCACGTAGACGGTAGCAGTGCCATTGCCGTCGGCAAAACCAGGGATGTAGGCACGGAAGGGTGCATACTGCCCAGCGGCTTGGCCGATAGTGGTCACGTCAATCTCAGCGCGGCTGATCTCAAAAGACCAAGACTGCACTTGCCCAACGGCAGCAAAATCGGCGTAGTACACCTCAAACTCGTTGGGCGCCACTGCCGTGCCGTCGTCAGTGATGGCAAGGATGGTGCCACCAGCCGACGTGGAGACGGTCAGCGCACCAGTCGCAGCCGTGTAGGACAGCACGTAGTAGGTGGTGGCTGCATCAATGGGAGACGGCAGCGTACCAGTGCCGGATCCGCCAGTCTGGCTGTTGATGACGCGGAACTTGACCGGATCGCCAGCCTTGAAATTCAGGTACGGCTGAACGGTGATAACATCCGTGCTGGCATTAACTCCAGACTCGGGGAAGTTGCCGTTGGTGCCGGCGGGTTTGTAGTAGAGGGCGCCGGACGTACCGGACAGAACAGTAACAGCCATGTTGTGAACGGTAGTGGCTGCGCTCAGTCTAAATAGGCTTCAAACGTTGCGGTCAATTGGGTCTGGTAATACGGCTGTGGCGCAGCAGGCGTTACCTGTGCCGGACCAGATACTGGGTCAAAGATGATGCCTGATACAGTCACACGGTCAAACAGATTCTTGATCCTCTCGGCAATGGTGAAGTTAGCAACAGTGCCAACGCCAATAGGCGTGAAGATGTTCACGGTCAGCACGCCATTATGCCGGTTAAACCCTGCGCTACCTGTAGGCAGAAGCGTGGCATAGGCATTGTCGCCAAAGCGGATGAATGCCTGCAGCCACGGTGCATTGTTTGGTGGCGTAAATGGCACGTTCTGGTAACTCACCGGATATGCCGGTGCAATTGCCATGTGCGTAGCAATGCGCCCTTCAATGGCAGCACGGACATCATTGATGGTGCTGCTCATGATTCCCTGCCGATGCGATCTGCCGCAATTCTGACCCGGCCTTGCACGTCCTTGGCGATGCCTTGGATCCAGCCGGCAGATGCCTGTTTGCTGCTGCCATTAGCCAATGGCTCCGCATATGGCAGGTTGTTGTGGACGCTGTAGACATTGCCAATGCGCTCGTTTTGATAGTTCAGCTTTACGAGCGGTGGAATGTTGGCATTTGGTCCTCCTTCGTTGCCGTAATAGTCAGGTGGGCGTCCAGTGGTATTTTCACCAACCTGCCAGCTAAAGCGAAACCTACCCGTATCCACTGGGCTGGCGGCTTTGAGCAACGCGTCAGTTTCTAGCACCGATGCACGCAACAGCTTCTCCATCTGCTGGCTGGCGTAATCGCCAATATCGCCAATTCGTATGGTGCGTGCCATCAGTCCCTCAGGATCAGCTCATAGGTGATCGCGGTATTGTCTTGCTCGACAGTTCGCACCTCGATCACTTGCAAGCTGCGGCCACCGATGACGACGCGATCAGCTGTGGTAGGTGCGTTGGCCAGATCAGCCGCTGCAATGATCAGCCGCTTGTCGCCTGCTTGGATCAAATCATTGACCTCGCGCAAGGCGACATCTTCCAGCACGCCTTGAACTGCTGTGTCAGTCGTGGTCTCAACAGCAGCGCCAGTCACTGGGTTGTAGCTGCCCATCGTGACGCGGCGGATGGTCGCCTCACCGCCAAACCGTGCCATCAGTTTGCCAGCAACCTTACGTAGCGGGTTGGCTAAGGACATCAGAGCTTGTATGCAACGCAGTGGCCGTTTTGTAGCTTAATGCTGGTAAACACGCCATATAGCGTAGTTGAGGCGCTGAAGCTTTGCCCTGACAACGTACTGCCGTCGTAGTTCGCCGAGACAATAGTGTCGATGTGCGTGTTAGTCGTAAAGTGGATTGCGCACCAACGGCCGGTTCGCGTTGTCGTGTCGCCAATAAACGTTCCGCCTTTGCCGTAGTCAATGCCTAAGACGTTGGAGTCGCTCATGTTCATACCTTGTATGCAACAACTTTGCCGGAAGCAAGGGTAACGCTGGTGAACACACCAGAGACCGAATCGCCCGCCTTGAGTGGCACTGATGCAAACGTATTGCCAGTCTGGTTTTCGATCACAGCGCTGGCGATTACTGCATCAGCCACGGCGTAGATCTGCCAGAAGCGGCCGGCATGCGCAGCGGTATCGTCGATGTACTCAAAACCGATGCTGTAAGACCGATCCATGGTCAGCTCCGTTTGATCGCAACGTTACCTGGTCCGCTGATTCTAAGCCCTGTCAAATAGCGCTCCATGATCGGCGGTACCTTGTCAACGCCAACGGCGCCATAGCCAAGGTTAGGCGTCACGTCTAGGCTGCCGATTTTGACGTTTTTGTAGTCTTCCAGCCCGCTAAGGCCAAGGCCGTCTGGGTTGTTGTTAAGGTAAACGGCCAGCACCACCTGCGCGCGCTTGATTTGATCTGGGATTTCGTTGTCGGCAAAATAGTCGGTGGTAATGCGAAACGGAAATCC